TATTCATTGTGATTCTATCCTTACCTTGTGCTAAAAATGCCTGTTGTTGGTGCTGATGTGTTTTGTAGCTTAGGGTGCTTTGGTCAAATATAGATGCCTTAAACTGCTCAGATGTTACGTTGGTTGATTCTACTGACTTCTTAAAAAAGGTAAGGTCTTGAAGTGCGCCATACTTATTTACAAATGTAACCTTGTATGGTTCGTATTTACATTCCTCTGAGCTTAGTATTTTGATAACCTCTGTGCCTGTTGAGGACGTTACATAAACCTCATCTACAAGCCCTATATCTAATTGCCTCAGAAAATCTGTTAAGCACCTTGATGATTCTATTGTGCCACCATCAGCTACAACTCTTTCCTCATAGGTGTCGTTATTGTCTTGACCACTTACTGTAACATAGTCTATTTGTGCGTTTGTATTTGTTGAGGTACTTATTGATTGTGTTTGTTTCTCAACCCCTTGAAAGAAAAATGCTACGCTTGTTGTATCGCCTGTGTAAACAGGGATTCTTACGTTGCTGTCGTTAAGTCTAAATATAGTATTGTTTGAAATCAAAGCACCTTTGGATAGCTCAGGGTTTGTGCCATCATGGAAGTATCCATAGCCATCAAAGGCTACAAAGCCATTTGTATTATCAGGCGACACTGTTGCACTTGCAGACCCACTTGATACAGTTGTTGATATCACTGCATTGACCCAAACAACTTGACTGCTATACGTTCCATCAAACTCTATTTCAAGATAATCTCTAATAAGCTCTGCAACCTCAAACACAATAAACCCTGATGTAAGCACATCCTTTGTGATCGTGTACTTGGGGTTGGCTACTGATGCGTTTGCTACAAACGTACCTGTATAGATATATAAGTTGAGTGTAGCTGTTGCTATGTTTGTCTGTGATACCTTTAGATAAAAAGGGCTTCTTACGTTTATCTTTGTAGCCATTATATTAAGTTTTCTAAATCTTTAGCAAATTGCTCTTGTAGTTCTTTTGGTAGGTTAATAAATGCTTTCTCAAAGGGCTTGGTAAAAAACATAGATGGTTTGATTCCGTAATTCTTGACAATCGTAGCAAGGGCAAACCCTGTCTGCTTGTAACTAAGAAATCTACCTTTTTTATCTCTAAATTGTATGCGCCTTGCTGATGCCCATTTGCGAAATGTACCTGTGGCACTTTCTAAACCAACGAGATTAGAGGATTGCTTGTAACTAAAGTTGCTTAAAGACTTACCACCACGCACACCTTTGACACCACGATCTTGAAACATACCATAATCTTCCATTTCAAAGAACAACCTAAAACCCTGACTTACTTCCTCTAAGGTAAACCCAAGAGAATCGTACAACTCTTTTGATACATTCTTTTTGCCTTTAGTAAGGTTTGTTCGTGCCTGTTGCACTACATACTTACCAAAAGCCCTTAGAGCTGTCTGTGTTTCTTTTAGCTGCATACGTTAATATCGTTTTCTATAAGCACGTCAAAGGTTGTAGCCCACCCTGCAACAGAGTTCTCGAATCTATCGTAAAAGGGTTCACAGCTTGGATCGCCATCTAACTGATACTTTGATGTATATAGTGTACCTATTCTAAGTACCTGAATTACTTTATTGATAACAGCAAGTTGTGTGTTGAGTACATCCTGCTCATTATCGTTATCCCTAAACACATCTACTACTGCATCTTTGCTTTGGTCAACTATATCCATTGTAAGGATACTCATGCTAAACCTAAGCGCTTGTTCCTCTAATGTTACGTTATTAATCACAATGTGTGCAAGTGGAAAGATGGTTTGTTTGTTTAGATCAATGTCTGTGATATCGCCTGTGGTAACTGTATTGATGTTATCATCAGCGAGAAGTTGGTCTTTGATTGTGTTGGTTATTTGATAAAACCCTCTTGCACCTTGATTAGCCATTGAATTTACTTTTTATTTGTCTTGCTTCTAATTCTGCTTTGTCTTTCATAAAACTTAGGGCATATAAACATTGATGAGTATTTAATTTAGTGATATCTTCAAATCGTCCAATATCCCCCTGAGCGAGTGCGTAAAGTGATTGATACCACCCCCATTTTCTTCCGAAATTAGATGCAGAGCTAAGTTCATCTCTTTGTTCCCCAAATAGTTCAGCATAGCTTTCGATAAGTCCATCCCTAAATTGTAAAAAAAAACAATAGAACCTAAGACTGCACTCATAGGCATATCTTTCATCTTTTCTGCACCATCTACACTATACTCTTCTATATTGTATTTATCCCCATATTGATTGACAATAGGTCTGTATAATACATTCATAGCTCTGTGCATATTTTGCCAATCGCCTATAAACGTATCTAAGTCTATGTACTCGCCAAAGCTCATATCATCTAACTTAGGTATAAACCCATACTGCGTATCTTTCATCTTAAACATAGTTTGCAGCTTGGGTGTGTTGTTTAGCATCTCAGTTAATATCTGCACTATGCTATTAATATCAGTAGCCCTCATCAGTAAGACGTGATCGCCACGTATCCCACAAAATATCTCAATCATTTTGACAGCTAAAAACTTCTCGTCCTCATTGTTGTCTTGTATTTTAAGATACTTTTGATATTGCTCTAAAGTTATTTCATTAAGCGAGTCAGGGATTTCTATATCAAACTTCATATATATATAACGTAAAAAAAAATGATTTTAGCGAATTGCATATTGACCTCTGTTAGGGTTTTGTAATTGATAACCCACAGAATAGCGAATTGCATCAATTAAATGGCAATAAGCATCAACAGGCGTGTTAGATTTGCGCTCTAACCATCTATAATTATTCAGCTCTTTAATAAGGTTTGTGCTATCAGGGGTTACGATAAGGTCGTAGTCTTGTAGTAGAGATATCCCATAGGTTACACTACCCTGCCCTTTGATTGATGGCTTTACACTACACCCCTTTGCTTTGAGTTCGTGTATAAGTCTCGGTTCTGCGCTATCGCCTACGATTAGACCATCCTTAGCGTGTTTAAGGTTGAGTTGTGCAATCTGTGAGGTTGTAAGGCGTGGTAGGTAAAAACATTCTCTTAGATAGATTATTTTGTTATCTGTATCTATGTTTGTTTCTACAAGAGTTGATGGGTCAGCAGCAAAGCCATAGTCTTGCCCCCATACGCTAACGCCTTTCTTTTTAAACTCGCCAATAGTCCAATTATCAAATATCACACCCTCAGCTTTACTCATCCACGAGCCGAGCATCTGTTGTTTGTACTTCTCAGGTCTGCGTTTTTGCATTTGTTCTATCTGCTCTATGTAGCTTTTAGATAGGTTGTCAATGTTATCTAAGTATGTGGTGTGTATGTAGGTGGTGTTGTCCTTTCGTGTATTGCTACCCTCTTGCACACCCTTATCCTCATAGAATCGTGTATATACAAAATGCTCTTTGGTTGTAGGGTTAAGTATCAGGATAACTCTGTTTTGTTTTCCTTGCTGTCTTACTGATAGGTCAATCGTGTCAAACTTCTGCTCGTCTGTTAGTTCCTCTGCTTCATCTACTACCCAAGTCGTAATACCTGTGAGCGATTTAAGGTTAGCTGTTTGATCGCCTGAGCTTGTCTTGATACCTCTAAATATAATCTTGCTGTTTGAGTGTTTATTTATTATTTCATCTTTGGTAACGTGAAAATCGCCTATACAATCCATCAGCTCTAACTTCTCTATAAACTCAGGGATGATAGAGATACGAGCAGATGTAAGTGTGTATCGTGTAAATAGGATTGTATGCCCTTGCTCGTAAGTAAGTAGAACAAGCATAGCATTAATTGAAAAAGACTTACCTGAACCCCTACCACCTGTAACAACAAAGTATCTACTTTCGTCTGTGGATATTGGTAGGTACTTTTTATGTATGTTAATCGACAAACTTAATTAAGTCCTTAAAGTTTATATTCAATCCCTCAGACGAGTTTATATCCATGCTCTCTTTGGGTTTCCCATAACGATAGCTAAGATATAATTGTATTGCTCTCATATCGCCTTTTGCTACGAGTTCGCCTAACTTAGCGAGTGCTGTATCACTATCTATAATCGCATCTAAGCGTTCTACTAATTTAGCTTCGTCTGCTTTGGGCTTTCTACCTGCCCCT